TCGCTGAAAATTTAGCTAAAAGCATCGCACGTATTTTTTTACAGTGAACCATAACGCATACAGCCATGAGCATGTGGCGAATTGCGGGAGCTGATTTGTCAGCGAAGCGATGAAGCCAATGCGGGTGGCGAACCTCCGAAATGCGATACCCTCGCCACTGATTATGGGTGCATGTTATGTGGTCGTTATATCTTAATTTTCAATCAAAAAACACATCAAAATGGAATTACAAAAACAAATAGACGAAATTTTAGAGTTATACACTCAACAGCGATTAGCTGAACTGCTTGGAATTTCTCAATGGCAATTACTTGAAAAAATGCAAGATAATAGATTTACTGTATGTGAATCAAATCTTATAAAAAATACTCTGATTGCAATTAAAATTATAGGTCATTATAATCCTTATAATTTGGAGGTTGTATTAGAAAAATTAAAATGGGCAACTGAATATTTGCTGCATACAAAAAACTATGACGGTCATAATTATGAGGAATTAAACGAATGTGTCATTAAAGCTAATGGGGTTATCGAAACGCTAAAAACCCGTGAAGCGCATCTTTTTTTATAATGCCACATAACAAGTAAATATGTCCACTGTTAAATCTGCACACTTGTGCAAAACCGTGAAACTATGGCACTTACAGAACTTCAAAAGCAAAATATCCGCAAACTCAGCACCGAAGATAAAATCGAAATCTTGCACGAGTGTGCAGACGAATTTATGACGGCTGACGAATACCACGATATTACTAAAATGCCTAAGAGAACAATTTATGCAAAGTTCGGAACTCCTGAAGTGAAAGGGTTTGAATTTTGTGGTCACAAACTATTTTATTTTTAAATTATTATGAAACACATCATTTTTATATTAGCTGTTGTCAACATGTCCTTCAGTATCTGGCTTTATTTAAAAGAAAGATACCAAACTCCGAAGTTAAAGCATTTGGTTGATGCTATCACGTGGCTAATTACTGGTCTACTCATAGCCTATTTTCTATGACCACACTAAGCATAGACATAGAAACCTACTCTGGTACAGACCTGAGTAGCTCAGGGGTTTACAAGTATGTAGAAGACCCTGCATTTGAGATACTGCTTTTTGCTTATTCGTTTGACGGGGGCAATACAAAAGTTTTAGATTTAAAAAATCTGGATATGCATAAAAGGTCGGAACTAGAGTTTTTAAAACCATATCTGTCTGATGTAGATGTTCTAAAAACAGCATGGAACGCCGCTTTTGAGATAACATGTATCTCAAAATATTTCGGTATCGAACTTGACCCTAGTCAGTGGGAGTGTACAATGGTCAAAGCAGCTTATGCGGGACTTCCTCTTGGGCTTTCTCAATGTGTTAAGGCGATTGGTCAGGAAGAACAGAAAATGGCAGCTGGAAAGGCTTTGATCAAGTATTTCTGTGAGCCTTGTAAACCAACAAAAGTGAACGGTGGCAGAACAAGAAATCTACCTTACCACGACCCTGAAAAGTGGGAAACCTTTAAATCCTACTGCGCCCAAGATGTTGTTACTGAAATGTCGATTAAAGATAAACTAGGCTTTGTAAAATACACTGAAAAAGAACGTAGGCTTTGGGCTTTAGACCAACAAATAAATAAACGTGGTGTTGAAGTCAATATGCAGTTGGTGAACAATGCCATTGAGATTGATGCGATTAATCGCGAACAGCTTACTGTTGAAGCTAAAAGGCTCACAGGACTCGATAATCCAAACTCTCCTATTCAGTTAATCGGTTGGATAGAGAGTAAAATTAAGCGTGAGGTTAAGTCTTTGGATAAAGAGTCTGTCACAATTTTACTAAATACTGTAAAAGACCCTCTCATACTCGAAGTCTTGAAACTCAGACAGGAAATGGGCAAAACATCTGTAAAAAAATATGCCTCTATTGAGAGTGCTGTTTGTTCAGATAATCGAGTACGGGGGCTTTTACAGTTTTACGGGGCTAATAGAACCGGCAGGTGGGCGGGCAGGATTGTACAATTGCACAACTTACCGAGAAACTACTTGAAAGACCTGGATTTAGCAAGGAACTTAGTGCTTGATGATAATGCTGAAATGCTGCAATCCTGCTTCGGAGAAATACCAATGGTTTTATCAGAGCTTATCCGTACCGCTTTCGTGGCTAAAGAAGATCATACCTTTGCTGTAGCTGACTTCTCGGCTATTGAAGCCCGTGTGATCGCTTGGCTTGCGGGTGAAGAATGGGTGCTTGAGGTATTCCGTACTCACGGTAAAATCTATGAAGCCTCAGCAGCACAAATGTTTCACGTTGCTTTAGAAGATGTTGACAAAGAGTTGCGTTCTAAAGGAAAAGTTGCTACCTTAGCCCTCGGTTTCCAAGGAGGTGTCGGAGCTCTTTCTCGAATGGACACTTCAAACTCAATACCTGATGAAGAAAAGCAGGGCATAGTTGATGCCTGGAGGCAAGCTAATCCTAAAATCGTTCAACTTTGGTATGCCGCACAGAAAGCAGCTTTAAAGGCTGTACGAGATGGTTCAGTCGTCACTATCGCTAAAGGGATAAAGTTCATTGGTGGACGTAATATGCTTTTTATCGAATTACCGTCAGGTAGGCGATTAAGTTATGTTCGACCTCGAATTATCCAAGGTGCTTACGGCGATGCCCTTCAATACTGGGGAACTAATCAGGAAACTAAGCAGTGGGGGCTTGTGGACACATACGGGGGGAAATTAACTGAAAATATTGTTCAGGCGATAGCCCGTGACTGCTTAGCTGAGACGATGCTTCGTCTTGATGAAGAAGAGTACGACATCTGCGTACACGTACATGATGAAGTTATCATAGAATGCCCTACGGACAGTGCTAAAGACGAACTAGAGTCGATATGCGCCATAATGGGGAAAGAGATAGAGTGGGCGAAGGGTTTACCTTTGAACGCTGAAGGTTATTTAACTGATTATTATTTAAAACAATGATAAATTTAATCAAGGGCGAATGCCTTGTTGAAATGTCGGGCATTCCTGATAAATCTGTAGATGTTATCTTGGCGGATTTACCGTACGCACAAACACAAAACCCGTGGGATAAAATGCTTCCGTTAGATTTACTTTGGGCGCAATACAAAAGAATAATTAAGGACAGTGGCATTATAATTTTATTCGGGCAAGGGGTTTTCAGCGCAAAACTGATATTATCGAATGAGAAAATGTATAGGTATACGATAATCTGGGAAAAGACAACTCCTACGGGGCATCTTAACGCAAAAAGAATGCCCCTCAGAAATCACGAAGATATTCTTGTTTTTTACAGTAAATTGCCAACGTACAATCCTCAAAAAACAACAGGGCATGAGCGAAAAGTAAGTTCCTCAACGCATAAACGGAACTGTACGGAAACGGAGAACTACGGAAAGCATGAGCTAACCTCATACGATAGTACTGAACGCTACCCAAAAAGTGTATGGAAGTTCGCAACGGACAAACAGAAAAGTGCATTACATTCAACGCAGAAGCCTCTTAAACTTATTGAAGAACTCATAAAAACTTTTTCGAACGAAGGTGATATAGTCCTGGATAATACAATGGGTTCAGGTACCACCGGGGAGGCGTGCATAAATCTAAAACGCAATTTTATTGGGATGGAATTAGACCCTCTTATATTCCAAATAGCAGAAAGCAGGATTTTACACCCTTATTTATAATAAATGAAAAAATTCGTAATAGTAGACATCGATGGCACTTTATCCGTGCCAAATCCTGAAAGGATGAAACATGCTCACGTAGATTGGGAAGCTTTTTACGCTGACAGTTTTGACGATGAGCCGATTAAAGAGATGATAGACCTCGTGAAGCATCTTCACCGAAAGTACGAAGTAGTTTATTGCACTGCAAGGTCAGAACGTGCGAGGGTAAAAACGCTTAATTGGTTTGACAAGCATGAAATCCCTTACGAGAACAAAAACGTACTTATGCGACCACTGTTTGACCAACGCAGTTCAGTAGAGATAAAACTTGAATTGCTTCGTAGCAAATTGAGTAAAATAGCGATAATGTTTGACGACCACAATGGTATTGTCAGAACATTCAGGAGTTTAGGAATAGTAGTTTTACAACCTCAAAATAATAATTTTTAGTATGAAAAAGTACTTAACCCTCATTTTAGTAGCCCTCTTGTTTTCAAGTTGTGCACTACTAAACTCTCCCGGACGGCATTCGTATGACAGGGAGTTCCCAAAAGAAATGTATAGAACCTATTATGACCAAAATGGTCATATCTTTAAAGTTGGAGAATAGCATGGATAGGATAGCAGAAAAGGCAAAAGCCTATCAGAAAAAAGTGTGCAGTTGTGTACAGGCAAAAGGCTACGCAGCAGGTTTTACAGAAGCCCAAACGTTTATTCCTGTAACAGAAGAGTACCCGCCTTATGACGAGGATATTTTAATCCAAACGAGAGTAAACGTTTACTACGGTAAACTGAAGGTTACCACAGACACAGACATGTTTTATCCTGATTTAGCGCCTCCTGAAGAAAGAGTGCGAGCTAAAGACATCACTGCTTGGAGACCAGTATTTTATAAATATCCTTTTAAAACTTAGAAATTATGTGGACAGCAATTATTATTTTAGCAGTCGTTTTTGTGATTTTCAGATTTGCGTTTATGCGAGGTGTTGGCAGGCAGAATGCTGCTTATGAAGAGGCATTAGAGTTTGAATCTCACGAACCAAAAGGGTACAAGTACAAAACCCCGTTTGATGATAAACTTATTGAGCTTGGGGTGAAAGAGCAGTGGGATGCTAATTGGGAAAAGCAAGGTCTAGGAGAACACGAAACCGATCATTATAAGTCTTGGTCTTTCTGCGGATTTATATCCGTGTCTTTTTAGCTGGAAAAATTCCGTTGAGGGTTTTGATTTCTGGTCTAATATCTCTAAAAAGTAAGATATGCAACAACTAAAATTTGATGGAGAACTGGAAATCGCTATCGGCAAGAGCCGGAAAGAAACCAGTTGGAAAAACACTACGACTACGTGGTCCGCTTTAGTGGAAAAGCTATCGCAGACACACAGAACTGTTGAAACAGTAGCAGAATACAAAGCTGCTACTGTTGCAAGACAAGCTGAACTGAAAGACGTGGGGGGCTTTGTGGCAGGAAGCATTCACGGAGGTAGAAGAAAAGCTGATAGTATTACTTCACGTTCTGCTTTAACGCTTGACTTGGATTTTGCTAAACCTGGCTTTTGGAACAATTTCTCAGTGTTGTACGACTGCGCTGCTTTGGTCTACTCAACCCATAAACACACTGCTAAAAGCCCAAGACTACGATTAGTTATTCCTCTTAACCGTCCTGTTTACACGGACGAATACACTGCGATAGCTCGTAAGATTGCAAGTTCGTTAGGTATCAACGATTTTGACGATACTACTTTTGAGCCTTCGCGGCTTATGTATTGGCCATCTACTTCGGCTGATGGTGAGTATGAGTTTCATGTCTCTGATGGTGAATGGTTGGATGCTGACGAAGTTTTGGCGCAGTACAAAGATTGGCACGACATTTCTCAATGGCCGACATCGGACAGAGTGAAAGACATTATTACGTCTGATATTAAAAAGCAGGGCGACCCGTTAGAGAAAACAGGGCTTATCGGTGCTTTTTGTCGGGAGTTTGCCATCTCAGAAGCTATCGAACTTTACCTCGAAGGTATCTACGAACCGGTAGCGAATGATGATAAGAGGTACACCTACACCCTAGGTTCTACCGCCGGTGGCGTGGTGGTCTACGAGGATAAGTTTGCTTTTTCCCATCACGGGACTGATCCTGCGGGGGGCTTGTGCGTAAACGCTTGGGATTTGGTTAGAATACACAAGTTCGGGTTAAAAGACAAAGACGCTAGAGATGGTACAAATACCTCTAAGCTACCTTCGTTCTCTGCCATGTCAGAGTTGGTGTCGAAAGAGCCTAGAGTGCGTAAGCGTTTGGCACTAGAGCGTTTGGAAGATGCTAAAGCTAAATTCGATGACATAGAGTTTGACGAAGAACTTGAAGTCGATACGCCTTATGACGATAAATGGCTAGGTGAGCTTGAAACGGATAAGCAGGGAAACTGTATGGCTACTATCAACAATGCTGTGCTTGTACTTCGGAATGATAAATACCTCAGAGGTGCTTTTGCTTTGGATAAGTTCGAGAAGCGCGAGGTAGCTACTAAGCATTTACCATGGCGTAAGATAAATCGGAACACAAAGTATTTAGCTGACTCAGACGATGTACAGGTTCGGCACTACGTTGAAACTAGGTACAAGTTGACAAGCAAACAGGCTATTCAGGATGGTATGACCCTGATCTGTGAGGAGAACAGTTTCCACCCGGTCAAAGAATATATAGATACTCTTGTTTGGGATGGTACTGAAAGGTTGAATAATCTTTTCATTGACTACTTAGGGGCTGACGATAATGCTTATACAAAAGCAATTGCACGTAAAATGTGTACTGCTGCGGTAGCACGGATTTATACCCCTGGTTGTAAGTTCGACAACGTTGTCACGCTTATCGGTAGTCAAGGAATGGGTAAGAGTACTTTTGTGGCAAAGCTTGGGGGTGAGTGGTATTCTGATAGTTTTGGAACCATACAGGGCAAAGAAGCCTACGAAGCTATTCAAGGTGTTTGGATAGTGGAGATGGCTGAAATGGCGGGTATGAAGAAAGCTGAAAAGGAACAGATAAAGCACTTCATATCTAAGCGGGATGACCGATATAGAGTAGCCTATGGTAAGCGTACTGAGAACTTCCCTAGGCAGTGTATATTCATACCTACTACAAATGAAGAAGACCCGTTGGAAGACCCCACTGGTAATCGTAGGTATTGGGTGTGTCCGTGCAAGATAGAGAACGCAAAGAAGAGTATTTTCGATGATTTATCTAACGAAGTAGACCAAATCTGGGCTGAGGCTAAAGTTCGTTTTGAAGAACATGAACCTTTATATCTATCTACAGAGTTATCTACTTTTGCTGCGGATATGCAGCAAGCACACGTTATGAAGGATGATAGATCGCGAATGGTGAATAAAATACTCGATATGCCCGTACCTGCTGAATGGTCAGATATGGAACACTTCGAGAGATTAGACTATATCAATGCAGGAAAATATGTTGGTAAACCTATCGAAAAAGTAACGCCGGAATATATTTGGACGTTGGTATTTAAGAGAGACCCTGCCGATTTGAATAAAGCTTCAGCTAAAGATATTCGATACATAATGTCACTTTTAGATAATTGGGAGGCCAAACCTATCAAAATATCAGGGGTCACAGTAAGAGGTTATATGCGAAAGTCCAATTTTCACCTGTAACGGAAGATGAAACCTTTTGAACTTTGTAACCGTTAAAATTACACAGTTACTTTTGGTTACAAATTTTTGTAACCTGTTAAAGTATTGATAGTCAGTATAAATTTATGTTAAGTTACAGAGTTACTATATTTATTATAAAACTTATATATTATTATTAACCTAATATATTAACAATATATCATTAACAATATCGGCTAAACGCAAATACACTCTATACGTGTATGTGTGCGTAACTTGTAACCGTTAAAAATTAAGATTATGGATTCAGAAAAATTAATTGAAAAAACTCTTCAATCTAAAGTGCAGATTTTAGGTGGGTGGGCTTTGAAGTTTCACTGCATATCAGTTTCGGGATTCCCTGACAGAATTGTGCTGATGCCTTCCGCTAAAATCTATTTTGTAGAATTGAAGTCTGAGGGTAAGAGCCTCGGCAAGCTACAGAAGATTTGGCAAAGACGATTGAGATATTTGGGATTTTACTGTGAAAGATTAGACACAATGGAAAAACTTTATAATTTTCTTACTTTTATCGAAGTGCCATGCTAGACGAAACTAACCTACACAAGTACCAAACTCATTCCACAGAACACATCCTTAAAAATTCATTTTGTGGGTTGTTCCTGGACATGGGTTTAGGGAAAACAATTTCGACTCTCACGGCCATTGACAAACTCCTGTTTGACAGCTTCGAGGTGAAGAAGGTTTTGATAATAGCCCCGAAGAGGGTTGCGAGGGACACATGGATGGATGAAGTCAAAGCGTGGTCACATGTAAAGCACCTGAAACTGTCGGTCTGTATAGGCTCTGACAACCAACGTAAGGTGGCTCTTCAAGCTAAGGCAGATATTTACACCATCAACCGGGAGAACGTGGTTTGGCTGACAAACCTGTATGGCAGTAAATGTCCGTTTGACATGATTGTGGTAGATGAAAGTTCTAGCTTCAAATCTCCTTCAGCACAGCGGTTCAAAGCGTTGAAGAAATGGACGGGACAAGTAAAACGAGTTGTTATCCTGACGGGAACGCCAGCCCCTAACGGATACGAAGACCTATGGGCACAAATGTTTCTGCTGGATGGGGGTGAACGACTAGGAAAGTTCGTAACGCATTTCAGAGATCGGTTTTTCACTCTCGACCCGAGTACGGCTTATAGCACCTACCCAAAACGAGTTTTGAAGGAAGGAGCTAAAGAACAAATTCACGATTTGATTTCGGACATTTGCATCAGCATGAAAGCTGAGGATTATTTGGACTTACCGCCGGTAATCCCAAGAGCGATCAAAGTCCATTTATCTGAAAAAGAAATGGGAGCATACAAGGATTTTGAGAAACATTTGGTGCTTGAACTCCCGGAGGGTGAAATCACGGCTATGAATGCGGGAGTTCTTAGAAACAAACTCATTCAATACACCAGTGGGGCAGTCTACGGAGCTAACAGAGAAGCGTTTACAGTATCGGAAGCTAAGATCGATGCGGTTGAAGAAATTCTGGACGTGTACGAGGAACCGGTAATTATTTTCTACTGGTACAAGCACACATACGATCGACTGATGGAGAAATTCAAGAAGCACAAACCCCGAAGGATGGACACCTATCAAGACCAACTCGACTGGAATGCAGGGAAGATTAGACTTCTTTTAGCACAACCCGCAGGGATGGGGCATGGAGTGAATATCCAAAAAGGTGGACATTTTGAGATATGGTTTGGTTATCCTGAATCACTGGAGGCTTATCAACAGGCTTGTGCAAGACTAGCACGGCAGGGACAAACTGAAAGTGTAATCCGAAACAGCCTGATTGCAGTAGGCACAATCGAAGAGGCTTTAATGCAAAATCTACTTGACAAAGCAGAAGAGCAAGATGGTCTTATGACCGCCACGAAGTATCTAGCAGAACTTCGTAAAGAGTACAAAAGTCCAAAGCCTTAATTGGTTTTGGACTTTTTGTTTGGAGGGGGTAGTAGGATTTTTGTTTGGATGGGGTCACATGGTGAAGTCTGTCTTCTTTGACAACATCGGTTTCTCTGTGGCCACTAGTTCCTGCCTCGGAACGATCTTAATATCCAGCCCCAGGTAGTTGCAGTACTCGCACAACACTCCTAACGTGGGTGATATTTCAACGTGTTTTATTCCGTGTACGGTCATTTTTGTCAGGCTTGTGTTTTGTATAATTTCGTATTGAGTTACCCCGACATAAGCCCGGACTTTCTCAATCTCTTGTAGTATTTTCTTTGCGTTGTTCATACGAATTTTTGTTTGGAGGGGATAAATCCCCCGTTAGATTTTTGTCTGAGGGGGTTTCTCCCTTCAAAACTTCATACCTCCTTTGGTACATTTTTGACAATATGTTAATTACTATTTCTTTCATTCTAAGCGACTATTTTTATAGGGTTTGATAGATAGTACTATTTTAGCATTAAAGTTGTACAACGGGCAAGGAAACACGTTAATTCGATTATATTCTTTGTTCAGGTTGTAGGCCATCAAAGTATATTTGTGCGCCTTCTTTAGTTTTAAACTTTCTATCTGCACATATTTTGCCATATGATCCGTGTTTTGAACTCCGAACATAAACTACAAAATCCCGGTCAAGCGGATAAACTCCAGGAACTAACGGCGCGTGTATTCGTGCATACTTGTTTTTAATGTTTTTCATCATAATATTTTGATTTTTAATGTAAATGAAAAGAGGCCAACTAAACCGGGTTAACGGTTCAATTGGCCTCGGGGGCTCTAATTTTAAAATGCGGGTTAGTCTTCAGGGTGCAAAGTGCATGAATATTTTTCTAACAAACCCCGATGATAGTCAGACAATTTTAAATCTTTGCAAATACCATCGCATGTATCATTGATGATTTGCCGTATCATCGGCTTATCGGGTCGGTGTCTTACTTTCACATCCAGTGCGACAATTTTTAGAGTGCTTTTTGCACATTGGTAAACTGATTTCATAATTCTTAAATTTGTTTAATTGTTCCACATTTACAAGTTATTTCAATTGATCCTAAAATCGTATATTGACACGAATTTATTTTAATTTCAAACTTTTTGCCCGTTTGTATGACCAAAAGTTTTTTACAGGTATTGCAGCGTATTTCGGTCATAATAATGTTGTTTTATGTGGTTTATTTTATTTCCTGTATTTGTCTGTTTGCCTGATAAAAATCAATTCTACCCAAAACGGACGCTTTTTTGTGATCCGTTTCTTTAATCGTAAAGTTATCCAACTGCTCAGCTAATTTTTTGCTGCAAAGGTCAGAAAATACCTTTAATTTGTCAAAATCAGTAATTTCTAGCCTATCAATCAGATTTTCAATTGTCCAAAATGTCACATCGTCCGTTTGTGTTTCTCTAATTTCCTGGGAAATTCCACACGAAATCAGCCCGCTTTGTCCGGCGTTTTTACAAGCGTCGGAGAAATGCACCAAAGAGAGTCTTAAATTTATTCGTTTTGTGTCCATATCACTATTTTTTATTTTGTTTAACTTGCCAAATCGGTATGTAAATCACAACACTAACGGCACAAATAAATACAATTGCCAAAAATACATCAGTTAAGCTCATACGTCCCATTGTGTTAATAGTTTTATTCCTTTTTCCTTGCAAAAATCCGTTAGTTCGCGATCCTGAACCATATCAACATCCGGGACCAGATAAGCCATACCATCAAGTGAGACCTTATTACATTCAGTCAAAAATTCAGATTCAGAATGATAACTACCGCGTTGTTTTATGGCGTTTTGAAATATATCAAATATTTCGTCCAGTTCAAAATTAGTGCTTTTAACTAACTTTTCAATCTGATAGGTTAACATTTCAGTTAACCGCGCTTTTATAGCGGCTTTTTCTTTTTTAGTCATATAGTTGTATAGTCTTAATTTAGCTTTGTACCTGGTATCAATGAAGTGTTGATATTGTTTGCCTAAATAATTGTTAGGATGATCCGTTTCTAATAAAAATTTGTGATCTTTAAAAATTGAGTATTCGATCGGCTTTTCCATCTTGTAAATTTTTAAATTAGTATTTAGTTCCCTGCTTCCGGTTCAATGGTTGCAGGGTTTTTCAGTCCGTTCGATCGATAAGTACATATTCATGCTAAGAAGATATGTTTCGACGGGTGAAAGATTATTATTTTCAGAACTACAAGTGTTTACAGATATTTTTTAATCTGATTAAATCAACTTGTTTCGGACTATCTGAGTTTTTAGTTGCATCGATAAGCGGCATATCATGAGTGACAGTCGACCAACTCTTATGTGTTAACGTACTGTAGAAAGTCACTTTATAATGACCATACCCGGAAAACTCAAATGTAAAATTACTGATTGACAATTTTTGCTTTTTCATTCTGATTTGATTTTTTAAAATTCTCTGCATTATTGCAGTTGTAGCCGGTTAACGTTTCAATATATGCCGGCATTATTGGGTTACTTTTTAGTTTCCAATTCAAAAGTAAAGCCGTCGATTTTGTTATTTTTAACAAAAACGGTAAACTGTTCTTCAGTTATCAAAATATCGTAGCTTTTCCAATTAAAGTTGCAACTGCTTGAATGGTCGTAAAAAATACAGTTTTGAAGAGGTAGCCCGGCGGACAAAATAGCTTTTAACGCTTTTTCTTTTGCGGCTGCAGACTTTTTTGTTTTCTCAATTTGGGCCATCTCATCATCAAAACGTTTTTTGTTCGCTTCGTTTATTTTATCAATTTTTCGCTGCGCTACTGAAGCGGTTGTAAAATGTCCGGCTTTTTCAAGTGCTAAAAATTCTTTTTCTTGTTCGGGTGTAATTGTTTCGTACTGATAACGTTTTGAATCGTTAACAAATTCATTCCCTGTCAAAATTTCGAGTAATTTAATAGCTTCATTTGCTTCACTTTCCCAACGTTCTATTATTTTCATTTTGTGAAGTTGAAAAGCAAAGCCCAACGCTTCGGAACAGTAAGGTATTAATTCTTTTGCCTCTTCAGCGGTTAACCTCAGGTAGTCGCGGCCAACTTCAAAGGCTGTGTTATTGAAATGATAACGACCATTTTCGGCCGCGTACATTGGTCGACCTTTGCAGTCGCATAAATGCAACCGGTTGAATATTTCAAACTCAGGCCAAAGGGTTGCAATTTCATCGCCACACGCCCCACCATGTATCATATTTTTTTCTGTTTTGGCTTTTCCTTTTTCATAGGACGTGCCCGTAATACTAAAGTCCTGGTGTCCGTTTTTACAGTCATCGTTTAACCTGATTGAAATTTCCCACTGTTCGCCGTTCGGTGCAATTTTATTGCATTTGTAAATTAATGAATTTGTTTTCATAAGATTTTAATTTTATAAGTTTTGAATAAATAAAGTAAATTGTTGTTGTGATACAGGCATTTTCTCAAAAGTGGTTGCAATGTAAACAATGAAGTCTTTTTGATTCTGTTTTGGCAAAGATCTAAATTGGCCTATTGCCTGGTTCCTGTTTCCATTCTCAACACTTTGCAAAATAATGTCAAAGTATTGCATATCAGAATTACACTGATATTGTTTGAGTAAAGTAGTTAGTTTCATTTCAGTTATTTTTAAAAAGTTCCTATTTCATTAAATTTAATCGAGTCAAAGTTCAGCCAAAAACACACGGCTGCAAAGATCAAAGCCAAAAGCACAAGTACAAAAGGGATAAAAGATCTATAAGCTTTGTAAATCCAAAGTAATTCGCAAAATCTTTGGAGCAACTTCTGTTTAAAAGTCAAAGTCCTGGTAAATGTTGTTTTCATAATGCTGTTTTAAATTGATATTCAAAAATAGGTATATTTTTCTATACTCATGCAGTAATTGTGTTAAAAGAACAACATTAATCAATCTTTTAACAGTCTATTTGCACAGTATAGAAATAATCTATATATTTGCAACTCTTATAAACATTAACTAATTCATACATAATGGCACGGCCCAAAAATTATACAGCAAAAGATCTTGAATTTACATTTAATGAATGGATCGCACAAATTAAAGATCAATCGTTTTATAAACCTGAACTAATTAAGTCAGGGGAGGCAGCCGGATCTATAGTGGATGTGCCTATATATAAGCCTCTTACAATAGCAGGCTTTTGTTTATTTGCGAATATAAGTGTGCAAACATTTAACACATACTGTAATATAGAGGTACAAACTGATAAAGAATTATTGGAAACTTCCGTACATGTAAGAGAATACATACAGGACTCACAGATAGCCGGCGCGATAGCGGGGCACTACAACAGCAACATAGTCTCTAGGCTCAATAGTTTGAAGGATGCAAGTGAAATAGAACTAACAGGATCAAAAGAAGTAATAAACATCACAATCCAGGGCAAAGATTTAGACTTAACTTAAGTTTAACTATAAATTAATGTTTGTTAGTACTCCAAATGTGTACTAAAATGTATAATCCTACTAAAGTGTTGAGTATCAACAAACTAAAGTACTAACAAACATTAAAGCCTATAATTTGCATTATGTATAATAGAAAAAGCAGGACATTATGTCCATAGGGGTACGGCATTTGGCGCAGATAGAACCGGCATCGCCCCTCCCTCCAAAATAGTAATTAAACCCAATTTCACTAAATCACTTTTTAACAATTATGGATAAAGCTACTTATCAAATCGGAGTTGACATTTTAGGACAACCTATTTTCGTGACACACTTTTTAGCATCACAGGCACGATAAGTTTCATACCTGAAAAGTACGATACGTGATTAATATTATAAAGAGCGAAGTTTTGTAACTCGCTCATTTTTAGAGAGTTTAACATTAACACATTGGTTTAAAATTTCGTAGCGGTTTTAATTTAATCCCACTTTTCTACTACTAAAATATGAGAAATGTCCAAAAAGCAGATAAAAGAAGTAACCGTTGTAGACGAAATATCAGGAGAAGTTCTGAGTCGTCAAGCAGTCTATTCTAACAAATTCACTGAATCTTTCATTATGCTTAGAACTACGGAAAGTCTGGATTGGGTTTTTGCTTTAACTGCTAACGAGTTTAAAGTCGTGTTGCTTTTGCACCAATGGTCTGAATCTAGTGAAGGGCGTTTGAGCTTAGCTGTTTGGCAGAAAGAATTACTTTGTAAGAAATTGGATATTAAGACCGATATGCTTTCAGCTATTATCCGTGGATTGTTGAGTAAGGACTGTTTACTGAAATTAGGGAATAATGATTTTGTGGTAAATCCTGCTCATATGTTCAGGTGTTCCACACATGATGTGAGAGAACGAATTAGGAAATACGAATATTTAAAAGATAAAATTAAGAACTTATGAGAACTATCCGAAAAGTGGAGATTGAGCAAGTTGAGTTCTGCGGATATATGCCGAAGGAGTTGAAGCAGGGAATTATTTATATTTCAGAGGATTTTGAGCTATCTATGCACCTATGCTTATGTGGTTGTGGTGAAATGGCAGCAATGCCGCTGGATAGTGACGGGTGGAAACTTATAAAAGAAACTGACGGAAAAATATCTTTTACTCCGTCAGTCCTAAATATGAATTGCCCTAATAGGTCGCATTACATCATAACCAAAAACATAGCTAACTTCGTGTAACATGGCATTTGACTTTAAACCAAATAATCTGTTTATGCAGATGGCCTCTTTCTACTCCAATAACAAAGGGGCAGTTAATCCCGCTACGGGCAGAAAGGCTTTGGTCAAGATAGCTAATCAGGGAAGTTCACGTTCAGGTAAGACTTATGCTACCATCCAATTGATTTACACTTTCTGTAATAAGAATGTGAACAAGGGATTGTACATTGCCGTCCTTCGTGAAACTTTGGTGGATTGTCGCAAGTTTACCTACAAAGATTTTATTGAGTGCTTTACCAAAATGGGAGTTATGGATCGTTGCACCATAACCGAATACCCCAATCCCCGGATAAAGATTTACGGGAATACGATTGAGTTTATGGGATTGGCAGAACAAAAGTCTACAGGTGGAAACAATGAAGCCCCACGTACCGACATTTGTTTTGTGAATGAAATAATCTCTGTCAATACCCGACAAGCTGTTCAAGGTTGGATAATGCGTTGTGAGAAATTATTTATCTCCGATTGGAACCCTAGCTATACAAGCCACTGGATTTTCGACATGGAGAAAGAATACAACGTGCTTTTTACCCGGACTTGCTATTTGGATAATGCCCACTTGACAGATAATGTCGTTTCGAGTATTGAGGAGAAATGCCCTTGGGATTTTGATGATAGTAAAATTATAACTGACGAGTTCGGGTTTAAAAAGCGGATTTGGAAGAAACCTGAAAGACCCGACAATTGCTCTCCGGCAGATTATCATTTATATCGCAGGGAAAACATACCGAACAAAGAAGCTAAAACGATTGATAAGTGGTATTGGCTTGTCTACGGTGAAGGAACTCCCGCTCCTAAAGAGGGTGCTATTTTTGACCCGATTTGGATTAAAGAGTTTCCCGAAACAGGATTAGACCACGTTAACCTTTCGTTGGACTTCGGTTACACATCCGACCCAAGCGTTTTGGTACGCCATGGTGTCAATGTTGGAAACAAAGAGCTGTATGCCGAGAAAAAGACTTACTCCAACACGCCTGATGTAGATACCCTTTTTGAACTTATCTTCCCGCATATCCAAGCAGAGGAGGTCAGACGTAAGGTTGAAGCTGGTTGGCGTTGGGATAGCAAGGGTAATGAATTTAAAGGAGTAGAGTATGCTCCAATAGTTGTGGCTTGCGACAGTGCTGATAAGTACCGGGATCTAGAGTTTGTCAGGGATTTGAACTCAATTGTTATGCAGCGGGGTTTAGTCTGGCAATTTGTGAAAGTAAAGAAGCCGAGCATTACGGTTAGGATTTCGATAATGAAACGTTTCAAACTATTTGTAGTGGCTTGTGAAGAAACTGAGAGAGAAGCACAGAACTACGTGTACCAAGTAATTGAAGGAAATAAAACTAACATACCTGTCGATAAATTCAACCACTTCTGGGATTCTCTCGGATATGGTGTGATTTATTTTTATCGGTGGGTAATAAATTTATAGGATGAAAAACATAAATAAACTTTTCAGTTTCTCAGAGGTATTGCCCGGAGTGTTTGCCGTGAAAATATCACGTTTTGTGTTCGTTGATATGTGCTTTTTAGGCATAAAATGGACTAGAATACGGGTTTTAGGCTATGATTTGGATATTTTAGCTAAAAAAGAAGATGCTAAGGCAAAAGTACTGAAAGCTAAAACCGAGTATCTTTTATCACTAAAATACCTTCGTAAATAGATTTTTTCTATCAAAAACCCAAAAGATATAGAAAAAATCTATAAGTTAAACTTTGTTAAAGTATAGATTTTATCTGTATGTTGAGCAGAAGTATTGAAAAAAACTATATATTTGCAAAATAATTATCAAGTATGGGCTTCTTCATAAACTTAAACGGTATTACCGAATCAGATACGGACATCGCAAACAGCCTAGCAGCTTCTCAGCGGATTCTCGTACAAACCCATACCGTTTATGGTCAAGTGGATGCTTTCCGAAGGAGTTCGGCAGTACAGTCCGCAGTGACACGAAGGGTAAATGCCTTTGGTAATTTACGAATTTGGGCGAAAGATGACTTAGGTAAAAAGATTATAAACCCTACAGTGAAAGCGGATTTAGCTAAACTGGAGAGTTTTAACCCTTACCAATCTTTTCAGGTATTTAATAATCAAGTTGAAGCGTATTGTTCCATTTTTGGTACTTGCTACGTTTATAAATCTCCGATAGCGGGATTTCCGAATGACTTTGACTGCTATTGCATACCGAATAACCTTATTCAGCCACAATACAGCTCTGCATCGGATTCATTTTTTCAACGAAAAGTTACAGAATATCATGTAAGTATCGGTCAAGGGACTTTAACTCTACAACCAAGCGAGGTTGTCCAAATATACGATAATTGTTTTGGGCTTTTGGGATATGGCTTAGGAGAAAGCCGCTTAATAGCTTTAGCCGAACCAATCTCAGCTCTTTTAGCTATTGGTGAAATGAGCACACAACTCATAGCTGATGGTGGGGCAAGAGGAATTATCGCGATGGGCGCAAAAGACATTGATATGCTATCAGCCCCTTTCATGGAAGCTGATAAAAAAGCAATGCAAGAGTCTTTGAAGCAATACGGAGGATTACAGCAACAATTCAAGTACATCGTTACTAAAAATGCAGCAAACTACATCCCGTTGACTTCTAAGATAGTCGATATGGATTTGACCGGACTAGCTTTAAACGCTACAATTCAAATTCTAGACAGATATGGGATACCAAGTATATTTGCTACCAAAGAGCCAAGATTTAAAACGATGCCAGAGGGCAGAAAAGAATCTTACACAGCATCAGTTATACCCGAAGCCAATATACGGTTTCCGCAGTTGGCTAAGCTAAGAGGAATACCAGACAGACCATGGAAATACATGCCTGACTTCGCACACATGGATTTTTTCCAAGAAAGTCAGAGTCAAGCAGCGGTCGCTCTGAATCAAGCATCATCGGCAGTAAAAATACTATTGGAGGCTAAGATAGTCACCAATTCAGAAGCTAGAGCTTTTATCGAACCTTACTTAGAATAGAAAAATATGGATTTGAACAACAAAGACTTGAGACAGTTGAAAGACGACAAAGCTGCCGCCATAAAACAACAAAAAGTTATAAAGAAATGAACCTATACTCGTTTGCTACAAAAGAGGAGCGTTTAGCCTATCTCAGAGATAACAAAAAGCTCGTAATGACTGAAAAGAAAGCTTCTTTTAAGAAAGCTGACGCTATTTCAGGTTTTATGGGCCTATCTGGGGCGGGGGGTAAGTTGTATTCTTCTAAAGCTGCAATGGCGGCTGAGGGCGTAGATGCTACAAAAGCGGTTCAAGCAAAACTGGTCATCAACGCTTGTCTACTGATGGATTCTCACATGGATGTTCATATTCCTAAGTTGTGGAACAAATCCGTCAAAGAAAGCAAGTACAATCTTTTGCTGCAAGAGCATGAGATGGAGTTTGAGAAGGTTATCGCTGATGCAGAAGATGTAGTAGTGAGCGTTCAAAACATAAGTTGGGCTGATTTGAATCAACCTTATCCGGGTAAGACCGAATGCTTAGTTTACGATTCAACTATAGAACCTGACAGAAACGCTTTCATGTATGACCAATACACGAAGGGCTACGTTAGACAACACTCTGTTGGGATGCGATACGTGACAGTTTACATGTGTGTAAACTCAGAAGAAAAATATTGGGCTGAGGAAAAAGCCAATTGGGATAAATATTATCCGATGGTAGTCAATCAAGATATGGCTGACGAGTGTGGATGCTTCTTTGCAGTCACCGAAGCTAAGAATATTGAAGGATCTGCCGTAGTACTAGGCTCTAATTGTGCCACCCCAACCATGTCAATACAAGAAATTACTGAGCCGTCTGACGACACTCAAAAGCATATCAACGATAGCCGTCAACCCGACACTATTGACTTTTCAAGAATTAAACTTATTAATTAATTTAAAACAAAACGACAATGAAGAAAATGTCATTAGAGGGGTTGGATGGACAAAACCTCGAATACGCAAAAAACTTCAATGAGCTTGTTGATTCTGTCGAAAAGGCTGTCACTCCAAGTGATGTAACGGCCATCAAGAGTCAGATTAAAGCTTTGGAAGAAAAAGAAACTCCTGACTACGCACCCGAGATGAAAACTCTCAAGAATGCTGCTTTAGAACAAGGACGTTTAATCACAGAATTGCAAAAAGGAATCAGCAACGGAATGCCTATCAGCCTTGAAGATGCTATCGTGAAAGAGATCGCTAAAAGGCAACCCGAAATCATGGCAGCTTTGAAAGCCGGTTCAGGCCTTATCGAAATTGATGTCACTAAAGTTGTAGATGATATTACTACAGGAAGTGGTACTCTGCCTTCTGCTGCACCGGTGATCGTAGGAACTCAATTGGCTCCTCTTGGAAATATCAACTTACGTCAGATCAACATCGAACAGTTTATGACCACCTTGGCGACAAGTAATGGTTCAGCGTACCCGTACACTGAAGCTGTACCTAAAGATGGTGACTATTTGTTCGTGGCTGAAGGAACTGCAAAACCTCAAATTGACTTTGAGTGGGTAACTCGTTGGGCTTCTCCTAAAAAGATTGCTGCATGGATTAAACTGACTGAAGAAGCAGTAAATGATGTAGCAGGATTGGAAAGTGTAGCTCGTGATTTCTTGCGTAAGAAACATGACTTGAAAAAAGCTAAAGCTTTGCTTTACGGTACGAACCAAGGTTTAGAACCTAAGGGCGCAACTCTTTATGGTCGTGCTTTCGTTCCCGGAACTATGACACACGGGGTTGCTACCCCTAACTTCATGGATGTTGTGAATGCAACTATCGTTGATATTGCGACCACCCACAACTACGAAGATGAAACGCCGTACCGCGCCAACACCGTATTGGTTAACCCAATTGACTTTTTCTTAAACGTAGTTTCTGCTAAAGACGCTTTGGGACATCCGTTGTATCCAATGGCTTCAATCACTAATCAAGTGACTATCGGGGGGGTTACGATTTTCCCTGATGAATCAGTTCCTGTTGGGAAGATTTTCTCTGCGGATTTGAGTAAGTATAATATCACTAACTACGTGCCCTATTTGGTAAAGGTAGGTTGGATCAATGATGACTTCATCAAAAACCAATTTGTGATCTTGGGGGAATCCCGTTTCCACCAATTCGTAAAACATTTGGACGAGCAAGCTTTCATCTATGATGATATTGCTGCTATCAAATCTGCAATCACTGCTCCTTTAGTAGTAGCCGGAGAAACAGTAGTGTAAGCTACTAAGTATTCAATAAGAAGGGCTTAGTTTTTAAGCTAAGCCCTCTACCAAAACAAATATTCAAAAACATAAAAAATACGACAATGAAAAAAATAATTTTAATGTTGGTAATGCTGATTTCAATGGTTGCTGTCAGCGCACAAGTAGCTTCGACTACTATTCTTTATCCGAACACTTGGGGTATGGTTCAAAGCCCTACAGCAGCGGCTAGTATCTATAAGATCACTAATGCTACTGCGGGATATATTCTTTTTAAAGCTCCAATGAACCAGGGTTCTAAGCAGGACTTCACCATTCAGTTGGACTCGGTAAGTGGCAATCATACTAACGTAGCAGTCGCTATTTACGGTCAAAAGTCCGCGCTAAAAGGGGACTGGACTCAGATAGGGTCTACTGTCAATTGGAAAGGCACTACAAAAGATACGATATTTACAGTTAGTAACGCTACTTTTGTCTACTATCAGAACTTTAAGATTGTAAATACTGGTACTGGCACAGGGGTGACGGAGTTGACTAACGACTACGTGAAACTCTGGTTGGAATAGTAATTTAAAAAGAAGCCATTATGAAAGTCCGATATATAGAAGATTTTACAGGGCACACAGCAGGAAACATCATCGAAACTGATGTAGATACCGCTAACTACCTTATCAAAAAAGGTGTGGCTGAAAAGTACCCGCCCGTAGTAGAAACTCCTGCAGTTGATGAAATCCCTGCAGTTGATGAAATCCCTGCAGTTGATGAAATCCCTGCAGTTGAAACTCCTGAGATAAAGGTCGAAACTAGCGAAGTATTTCCTCCGGCTTACCTTAAAGCGGTTGAAACTCTGAAAGCTTCAGTTGTGGAAGAAATACCTTACCCAGAAATGGGAGTTTTGGTACGCACTTTGGAACTGAAAACAGAAGGAGCAACTAAACCGGCTTTCATAAAAGCTTTGAACGATTTTAAAAGTAAACTGTAATGGCATCAATAACCACAGTAGATTATTTCAAAAAACAACCGGTTCTTATAGACCAACCTGCCGCTAATAATGGGATTCCTTCTGACGTATATGCAGCCAGAACAGAAGCCCTCCAAAATGCGATAGATGTTTATGAGAAACAGTATTTGGAAACTCTTTTAGGAGTTAGCTTAGCTGCTGAATTTACAGCAGGGATAGCTGACTCCAAATGGGCTACTTTGAAAGGTCTTTTGTGGGATTCTACCAACAAAGTATCGTTGGTAGCGCATTACATTTACTTTTACTATCTATCAGATTATTCAGCAAGGTATGATGGTCAACTCTTCAAACAGGCTAAAGTAGAAAATACGATCAACATATCAGTAGTGCCAAAGCAAGTTTATGTTTGGTACGAGATGAAGAAAAAGCAAGTTGCCGTGATGGATTACCTGACTGCAACTACAGTAGTTTCTACTGCTGCTTTGGATAAAACTAAGTGGGATGAATTAAAAATCAACTATAATACTGCCGGACTATGATACTGCTTCAAGACATACTAAGTTTAGAAGTAGAACGCGTACGAAAAAAGGTATTTGTAGGAGGTCGATGTTTAGACAACATTAAGTTCTATTATTCTGCGCCTGACGAGTTTGCTGCTATGATGATTGAACTGAATAAGAAAATGGTTCTTGAAAAATATCCGTTCTTTTACGTCAATTCAATCGGGGTTAAGTACTCAGGCGATATTTTCGATAGAATTGTAACAATACCTGAGATTATCATAGCGACTGCAACTAAAAGCGAATATCTTTCAGCGGAAAGAGATTTTCATAGCATAAGGCCTATTTTATTACCAGTCTACGAAAACTTCACTAATGATTTAGTAGCAGGTATTAAAGGGGCAGTTTTGCAGAAAGCAGGAGACATAACAATTCACTACTTCTACGGTAAAAAAGGGATTAAAGGGTACAGTGGTACAGACTTCCCGGATAACGTGGATGCTATACAGATTTTAAACACACAAATAAGATTATTTAATAATTGTAAAATATAAACGTTATGAGTATAATTCTTGATAACCCATATTGCACTGACCAAGTGGGAAACGTTGGAACTCCATCGTGTGCAGTCAAACTTACCCATTTCAATGGGTACTTTATCACTGAAGACAGCTTCAAAATTCCTGCTGCAACTATTGCATCCGGTTGGGCTGCTGTTTTGGCTTACTTGAAAGCTGCGGCTCTTGCCTCTATGGGCAATCGTATCTTTCCTATTCACAACGTAGGCGGATATACCGACAACACACCGGCTCCTGAAGAAAAGAAAAACGGTTTTGGCGACACCGTTGCTTTGATCGAAAAAGCCCACTCTTGGGATGTTGAACTTGACGACATGGGCTATCTTTGGTGGGCTAATCTTCGCAAGTTCAACGGACGTAAAGATTTACGTGTTATTGAGCTTACCCCTGAGGTGATTTGCGGCTCAGTATTGAGCAATGGTGACTTTGTAGGACATAAAGCCACAACGCTTGCAAAACAAGTAAAAGTAGGTAATAAAACCGACATTACTAAGTACACGGTAGCTCTTACTCTGAAAGACCCTAAAGCTCTTACAGATAAAATCCGCACAATCGCCATTCCTGATGAGGTAACCATCTCTGACGAAGTTATGGGTATCTTGAACGTGAACTTGGCATTGATCGGAACTGCCACTGCAACATCTGCGAAAGTGACAGTTACCGAAGAAATCAGTAAAATCAGTTTGTATGACGAATACAGCGGATCAAGCCAATTGGGAGCTGCTGCTGCTTGGGTTGCTACGAACTCTGTAACAGGAGCTACGGTGACTGTCACTGGCGTAACTGCTGTTCCTGCAACTAAATCGTTTACGTTGGCTTATGCTACGCAAACTAACCCTGTTACAATCAGTTTAGCTACTCCATCTGTTTTAGCTGCAACTCCGCTGTTTATCGGCGGTGGTGAAACTAGTGGCTTTGAAAGTGATACTGTAGATGCTCCTGTAGCTTAATTATGTCAATCAAAATCGGGATGGGGTCTATTGACTCCTCCCTTTTGAAACTGTCGCTTAAAAAGTTCTTAGCATCTTTTGACGATGACTTCAAAAGGGACTTGCTTCTCGGCAAATCAGATGAAGAAATTGAAACGATATTAACCGACTTGTGGCATGGGAGCAATTCGAGCGTTGAGAAAACTAAGGGCGTTGGATCAAAATCTGACCCGGCTAGTTGAAGACTCTCTAGCTGAGATGGACGATTTTCTAGTTCAACTCAATAAAGACCAATTGGATAAAGGTGAAGATTCGAGAGGGAGTTTTTTAGGTACTTACCGACCCGCAACCTACGTTTACGCAGAGCAGAAAGGCAGACCAAAAACTCAGCCTGACATAAATCTGCTAGACACAGGGGCTTTCAGAAACTCTATTGTATCTAATGTCATCGGAGGCTCTTTGATAATGGAGGCTGCAGATGAACGAAAAAACTCTATTTTAATTCGTGAGTTCGGACAATTCATAATCGGAATACCAGAGGACGAGATGAAGACTAAAGTGGCTGATAGACTGTATTCGATACTGATGCCGAAAATAACTAATCTTTTAGAGAATGCCTGAATGCAAATCGTGTCAAAAAACACCTAAACCTATTCTTGGATATGAGTCGATCAAAAACAATACAAAAGCCCTTAGCAAAAAAACGCAAATGGGCTTTTTTATTTTCCAAAGGGCTGATAAATCGTGGGACTTTTCAGACTGCTTTAGTTGCGCTACAACGGAAGTTTTATACACGGAGTTTATACACTACCTTATATGAGCTGCCCCTCACAGCGTATATCGCTATCACTTGTGATAAAACTCTCGAACCCTTGAAGAAAGTCCGAAATAAAGCACCCCTGTGGCTTTTGGAAGAGGTTTACGGAGATATTATGAAAGAGTATGCTAAACTCTCTGACAACAAGGACGTAATTGCTGAACAGACTAAGCGAGACAGGATCGAAACTTTGCAATCTAAAATAGTAAGATACACGCTTTGCGGGCAAGTGTTGGCAGCAGTTCTGAATAAAGTTGTCAGTGAAGAACACGCGGAAGGTGCAATCCTGTATTTGAAAAATAACGGAGTTGTAGTATCTGATTTGGAAGGGCTTTTCAAACGTGTTGAGACCTCTTTAAAGAACATGACTTTCCAGTTGAAGCAGATGACGGCTCAAAGTCAGCAGGATAAAAAAGAAACTGGCGAAATTACTCGTGCCGACTATGAAAAAATAATAGTGATAGCTAATAAGAACGGGCACCGAATAGACGACACTACTACAGTAGCCCGATTCATAATTATTTTAAACGTCCAACGTCAAGAGCACGAAGACTTGGAGAAACTAAAGATTAAGAAATAATGACACAAGAATATGATATAGTAGGTGGGTTTATTAGTCCAGAGGCTAAAGCTGAGTTGAACATTTACATGTCTCAACTTGAGCAAGCATCTGTGTTATTGGCTAAGATAAACGCCAGTAGTTCTACATCGGGCGGTGGTAGTTCTACAGGAGGCTCAGGCAGAAGTGGTAGAGCATCGTCTTTGTCAGAAGAAGCAGCTCTCATAGAAAAAATTGCTGCTGCTGATAAGAAACTTCGTATGCAGCAACTTGCAGATTACGATAAGCTTATTCAAAAAGAAACAGAACTGAAATCTAACAGACAAGCGGCCAACAATCAACAGGACGGATACCTAAACCAACTAAAAAAATCCGTAGCTGATTTGACTCTTGCGTACATGCGTTTGGACGAAGTTGAGTTCAAAAATGCTAAAAACGGTGATGCAGGAACTGTCGGGAACGATGTGCTGACAAACTTAAAGAAGCAAAGAGCTGAATTAGACTTGGCACAACAAGCCTACGGAAACTATTCGGGACAAGTCGGTCACTACTCTACCGCTACTAAAATGTTGGGCATCAACTTAGGCCAAGTATTAAAGGAAATGCCTAACTTTGCCATATCTGCTCGTATTGGTATTATGTCTTTGACAAATAACTTACCGATGCTGGCCGAAGCTTTCCAAGCTGTTTCCAAAGAACAAAAAGCAATGATATTGGCCCAAAAGGAAATGACTGCTGCCCAAATAGCAGCTCTCGGCCCTGCGGGTAAAATACCATCCATGTTCAGCCTTATTTCAAAATCTATTTTTGGGGTGACAGGTATTATGTCCGGCGCAATGGTAATAATGCAGTTGTACGGCCCCGCTATTTTAAAGTGGGTGGGTACTTGGATAACCGCTCTTGCAGGGACTCAGGCATATGTTGATAAATTGACCATATCTCAACAGGCATTATCAAAAGTTCTGACAGCGCATAACGGCGTAGTGCAATCCAACGCTGCCAAGGTATCTGAGTTAGGGATGGCTATCGACAAGTATCGAAAAGGGGTAGGCAGTTCAAAAGCCATAGTAGACGAGTACAATACTACTCTTGGGACGCATTACGGCAAACTCAATAATATAAACGAGGTGATGGCGAACTATGCTAAAAATGCTAAAAACTTCATAGATTGGACAATCAAAATGCAAGCATCACTATTGCAGATGGATGCGGCAGCCCAAAAAATGACAGAAAGACAAGATAGCCAAATGAAATTTAAAGCCCTCGGTTTATCCGAAGCAGATAAAAAGAATTTTAGCATCTTCTTACAAAATACATACGACCTCTATGAGAGAACCGCCATCTTCGACAAAGAGCAGAAACTGAACCGAGAACTGACAAAAAAAGAAAGAGATGCCACTTTGGTGGATGCTCATAACTTATTTGCTTTTGACATGGAACGTGGTAAGATGACTAAGAGCCAGAACATACTCGACATCACTACTGAAGAGTGGAAGTATAATATGCAGAAAAAGCAACTCTCCATAGAACAAACTCAAACTGCTGAAACGATAAAGAATTTCACCTCGAAAGGGAAAGCTGCTATAAAATACTTGACTGATATAACTGTAAAGACTTCGCAGATGCAATCTTTAAAAGCATCTGCTACTGAGTTGTATCCTGGACAATTGGACAAGGCGAAGGACGAGCCTACAAACGCCCAAGTCGTTCAAACAGCGCAAGATATCTATGTAGCTCAAGAGTTCTACGATAAAAAACGAGCAGAGTTGGTTCAGTTGATGTCTGATATGGAGTTGCGTACTCAGAAAGCTACGACTGACGGAGTTCTCATATCTTTCAAGGAACGTGAGCAAGCAGCCCAATGGTATTTTGATACGGCTGCTAAACTAGCAGACGTTGACAACAAGAAAGCCAATAACGATGCTATAAATCGTTTTGAGAAAGACACCAAAGACATAGAGCAGAAGAAAAAGCGCAATAACGCTTTATTTGCGGCTGATAAAATATCCAAAGCAGAGCATGATAAATCGGACAAAGAGTATGCCGTTGCTTCCATGCACATCAAGGAAAACTTTGATACGGATTTTATTCAGGCAGAAGATAAGTTCAACAAGACTTTGGAATCCGAAGCTTTGAAACTAAGTAAGACACTCTTCACCATCAGCCAAGACAGGTACAAAGAGGAGATTGATTCATTGAAAGTTTCTAACGAGGAAAAGCTTCGTCTGATAGAAGAAAACTACACTAAGCAAAAAGCGAAAACGGCGAGTAAGTCAACGGGCGAAATCGTAGCATCTGCTGTAACCGGATATTCAAAGAGCAACACCCAACAGCAGTTATCAGACCAACAGAGTTATAACGATTCAAAGATTATGCTTGAAATTGATACTCTCCAAAAAGAATATGATTTAGCTGATACCAGTGGAGCACGTAAGCTTGAAATATCTAAACGTTGGGATGAACTATCGAAAGAACGAATAAAAACTCAATCCCAATTCGAGCTACAGTCTGCTATTGAGTTAGAAAAGACCAAAGAGCAGATTCAGTTAGAGTCGGCTACCAAAATAGCTGATACCCTCACTGCCGTTTGGGATGGCTTCTTCAAAAGGTACTCAGACAGTTTAGATGCTCAACTTGCTACAGATAAGAAAATATCTGATGAACGTCTTAGCGAGATTCAGCTTAAAGAAGATGCCGGTGTACTTTCTACAAAGGATGCTGCTGATGAAAAAGCGCGTATCGAAGCTATGGCGCAAGGGCAGCAGGACGAAATAGACCGGAAGAAGAAGGAATCCGACAAAACGAAGTTTCTAGTAGAACAAGGGATAGCGATAGCAAAGATATGGGTCAATTATGCTATGGCGGTATCGTCAATAGAGAATTTACTCGTAGCTGGCGCACTAACACCTCTTTATACGGGACTTGCGGTAGCATCTACGGCTTTAGTATTAGCTCAAACAATTCCTGCTTTTGAAGAGGGGGGTGTTGTAGAGAAAGATGGTAAAGTGCTTGTAGGTGAAAAACGCCACGAGTTATGGGTGTCTCCTAACGGATATATGGGCGTAACCCCAAATACTCCTACGGTGATGAATATGGAAGCGGGAACTAAAATTTACCCCGACCTGACTAAAATAGATTTAATGAGTATTATTGGTTTGTCGAAGATTTCGGATAAAAGCTACGATATGTACCGGGTAGAGAATGTTTTGCGGAATATCGAAAAAGGTTTAGCTAATCAAAAATCTACAAAGTTAAGTACTCAACGACTTTTTGACCAATTAAATCAGTCAGATAAATATTTAGCTCGGAAAAAAGGCTTGATGAATTAAATTTTTTGTATATTCGCAGCATGAAAAAACTATTCAGATTATTAGCTTTCTATTTCGTGATACTTGCGATAGTTATCACGATACTTTGCTTGATTTTGATAATCCCTATTTGGAAAGGACTTATCATAGCAGCAGTCGTTTCAGCTCTTTTGTTTATTATCGACACCATAATACAGTTAGTGAATGTCCGTTAATTCAATGCCCAAACTGTTCACGTATGCCATCATTTTCAATGACGACGAAGATGGCATAACCTACCTCACCACTGACCCTAAAGGTTGGGATGGGCAGGAGGTGTCATTCTCACGGACAGAAGATTTTGGGCTGAATGCTGAGTTTACAGTACCTTTCTATTTCGCTAAAGAGGGTCGGTCACTTCTCAAAAACATATTCGACATAAACGGGTCTTTCTCCAATGCCAAACTTCGCATATACAAACGTGCAAATAATTGGGCGTTGGATAACTTCTACGAATATAAATTAGACTTTAAAACCTACAAAGACGACTTAGAATACATCGCCATAGAGGGATTGGAAACTGGACTAAACGCTAAAATACAAGTCAACGCCGATACTGAATATGAGATAGACTTACCGACAAATAAAGACTTTCTGAACTACACTGCTATGACCAACACATCCCAGAATGTGGTGCAAGGGCTTGTAGGTTCTATGTACCACTGTGGAGATTTTGGCGGGAAGAGGTTTAATCGACCTAACGGGTCAAGAGCAGTGAAAGCGTATTCAAGTACGATAGGCTTCGTAGATGGTGGTGGGATACCCTTCACAGGGATGCTATTTCACAACATAGCAGGCAGCACTATCACGGGACTTGTGGTCAAGACAAAAATAAAATGTAGGGTATTGATGGAATACCTTATCGGATACCCGCCTAGTGGGGTTTTCAGTCTAGTTAAACATACTGCGAACTTTAGCTCATTTACGACCATCAGAGAGGTATCTCCAAACTCCTCGCAGGAGTTTACCGCTGACTATTTTGATACGGTTGAGTTTACGGATACTTTCGACCTAGCCTCTGATTGGTACGTGTCATTGATATATGCGTCTCAGATAAATGGTTTCTATACGCACGTACCATCTATGGATGGGTGCGATGGCACTTACATCAAGGTAGCATCTGCGGCAGCGGGGCTAACAGGGGCTAAACTCTGCGTAGTTACCTACCAATGGCTGATAACTCAACTGTTGCTTAAAGTAGATGCCAACTCCTCTTTAGTGTACAACATAGTACACACTAATATAATCCCGCTGTTGTCTTGTCAACAAGCGATACAGAACATAAATCAATTGGTATTTGCGGGTAAGATAAAGACCTCACTAAAAACTGCACTGAAATCACTAAACGGATTGTGCGGTATCGGGGAAAGTACGCCCAAAGGTGGGATAGGCATAGACATCACGGGCGAAATAATGACTATCGACTATTTGGATAAATTCTATCTGAAAGATGTAGTTCCTGGTGATAATCTGATGGCTACTCTCAATGCAGTAAATGTACAAACTGAATTTGACGAAAAGCATTGCTACAATAAGATAAAAGTAGGATCGAATGCCACAAATCTTGTGGACAACGGACTGCTAGCGTTTAACTGTGAGAACAACTTCGCGCTACCTAACGCAACAGTAGATAAGGAGTTAGACTTAGTAAACCCTTACGTGCTTGACATGTATTCTATTGACAAGCTTATATCCGACAGACAACCATCAACGACTGCGGACACAACCATGACTACTGAAAATGATAGTAAGTTGGTGGTGTTTGCGGGAGTTAGCCAAGGAACTAATTTAAGGCTGTGCTCAATAGCCGGCTCTGGAAGTATAGCAAACCCTGACGTAGAGTTTATCAATAAAGACTTAATAGGTAGCCGAAGTCCGAACACAGGAACTGCGCCTAACCTTATCTTCCCTTCAAACACTCCTGCGATATTCCTATTTGATGACTCTGTGTTATTTTATATATTTCCATCTCTCGGCACATACAAGATGGTTGTTGACATCGATATATCTTTTCCGGGGGGAGTGTTCCTTCCGACAGGGATTGGTTTCAGCGTATCCCACATGAGCCCGAACTACATCACTTATAAAAACACATCCAAAGATGTTCAAACACTGACGAACACGGAGTATATAAGGCAGCTCGAAACAGAGTTTGATTGTAAATTTGAAGGCAACGCAATGTATTTTCGATTTACGTTAGGTGATATTTTGGGGTACGCCACTATACCTAGTATTATTATCACAAAACTAAATGTATCGCTACAGTTGATTGGAGGGGTAACTTACGAATTGTACAAAACAACAGGCTCAATAAAAGCCGGTTTTCAGGGTGATGTGGCAACTGCTTACAACCTTCCCTTTAGCCCAAAACGTATTCTGAATAGCTTCAAAAATTATTTAGCCATAAGCAATTGGAAGAGTGGCGCAACGATAGATTTTATCTCAACTAACATAAATTCTACTCTCGAAAGTCAACTAGGATATGAAACAGCAGTAGTTAAAGAATCTGAAAGTTTAGCAACTGTTGACGCGGATGCTGTTTTTATGCCAATTTCTATTATCTTTGACACCGATATAAACTTCGATAACTTAAACAGTCTTAAAACTGATAAGTACCGATACTATGAAGTAGTTGAGAAAGGAACATCTTTCAAAGGGTGGGTGAATACCGCAGCTTGTCATATTGGCGAATTACAGAAACAGCAGTGGAAGTTACAAGCGAAATCAATAGAAAAGTGGTGGCCTGATCCGAGAATGTACGCTTTTGTTGCCCCCTTGGATTTTAATAGAAAAACAGAGCCTGTAGACATCGCTACTGCTTTCCAAAGATACGACAACTTGGATAAAAAATACGCCTTTGGATTTAAGCGAAGTTTGGCGAATTATGTGCGACTAGAAGGTGGTGAAAGTTATTTTATTACTGGACTTTCCGATGGCATAAATAGACTTATTACACATTTTCAAACTACTTATACAGGGCAAAACGGAGGAACTGCAAATCACTACGATGTAGTATCCACCGATGGTGCGCCTGATAGCGGCTGTGTTACGTGGTCTGATAATGGTTATAATAATATTCTATGTTTTTTCTATACGTCAAAAACGGGAACTTCTTTTATTGGTGAATTGCAAACAATGCCGACAACAACTTATGGTATTCAGGCAACTATTGTCGGATTTGACATAAGGACTTTTGAATTTGGCTGTGTTATTGTAAACAATTCATCCGCAAGCACCGATGCTATTGTGGTAAACACATTTGCCGCATACTGGGCATATATTGGAAATTGCACTAGAGTAGCATTAGGTTGGAATGCTGGCACTGGGCAATTATCCAACATTAAATATGTTCATCATAACGGGACTATACGATTAGAACATATAGAGTATGGAAGTATAGTTAATAACAGTTTTACGGGCATTTGCACAATACCGAGTTCCGTACTGCTTATTTCATATGACTATACACCTGAGAATGCAGGATATAGGTGTCTGTGGAGTCCATTAATAACAAAAATAAACTTCAATAAGGAATTAACACATATAGGTAGTGGAGGTATTATTAATTGTCCAAATTGTACGGATTATAGTTTTTATTCATTGGCAGCCCCTACTGTGCTTGGCGATGTGAGCGCATTTATGAATAATAATACTGGCATTTTACACATTAAACCAAGCGCGACCGGCTATGATGTAGCACCTTGGACAAACACGGCTATTTTTAGCGAAATAATTGAAGACTTATGATATACTCAACAGAAATACTAATCCCAACGCTCTGCCCTATTCACTTCGGTGATATAGAGGAAGTGGGATTTTATCCTCAACAGCAAGCATACATCCCTAAACTGAACGGAGATACCCCGATACAGTTTAGGATAAGTGATACCTACGCTCTCAGTGCTACGAAGATATACCTGAAAATGTTCAATCAGAATGGGCAGGTAGGTTCATCTATTGAGTGTGTTAAAAACTCAATATCCTATTTCAGTTACTGCGAGTGTACGACTAACATCGGGTCAGCAAATGACTTTGTTTGGTTTGAGCTTTGGTACGCAAGTACTAAGTTAGCTAAATCAGTAGAGTATGAAAGGAACCCTGCTTACACGGCAGACCTAAAAAGAATTGCTTACACCAATGAGAGCAACGACTTCAACATGGTGTTCTTTAATGCCTCTACGACTACTTTCTACATTGATGTGGAGTGTGGATTCAAACCTGATGGCTTCGAGAGTAAAATAAGCACACAGGACTTCCAAGACCAGCAGTTCTCAAACGATCAAACTTACGGAATGCCGTATGCTGAAAAGAAGTTGACCATTGGGGACAATATCGGTATCCCGACTTGGATGTGGGAACTTACGAATGCTGTTTTCTTGTTAAGCTACGTCAGCATAACTGATGATAATTCCGTAACAGTAAACTACAAAAGGGCTAACGGAGCTAAAGTGGATTTGAAAGAAGCTACTGATATGGGTTTAGGAGTGTATGAGATCGCTTTACAAAAGAACGAAACTCCTTTCACTCAATCTAACACTTTAAACAATGATTACTGGGGGCAACCAAATCCGGAGGGCACAACTCTGTGGGAGTCTGTATCTGCATATCTCGTAAAACCAAAGTTGGGTAAACAGATCGCCATAGCAATAGTGCAAGGGTTACAAACAGCGCTTGATGCCTTAACCACAGCCGTTGGGTTGAAAGAAGCCTCAATCACTAAAGCGGTGGGCATCTTGAGTTGGACAGGCTCTGCCTGGGCTTGGATAACGAATGATTTTTTATCTAAGACTACCAAAATAACTACATCAAATGTAGAAAGTGCCGTCGATTTGAAGCATACCCAAGGAACAGATCAAGGACTTGACACAGGAGGAGCCAATGCAGTTACGGCAGCACAAGCAAAGGCGGGTTATACACATTCAGGAGTTGCACATGCTCCAAGTGATGCAGTCTCTTTAGCAACAGTAAAAGCCGATACCGATATAGCTAGTGCAATTTCGCTCAAACATATTGCTGGTAACGATTCTACTTTAAAAAGTCCAGACCTTACAAAGTCTATTAATTTAGATAATGCAGGAGTATTACATGTCGAGAGTATTTCCCAAGTAGGTAGTTCTTATGAAACTCATGCAGAACAAGTCTATACCACTAAAGATGAAATAATACTTCGTGATGGAGCTGTTGCGGGACTTGCTACAGGAGCTTTTGTTGGCATACGAGCCAAATTATATGACGGTGTAAATGATGGTCGATTAGTGTTCGACAAAGACGGGTATGCTAGAGTTGGTGATGTAGGTTACGAACTGAAAATTGCAACCATACAAGAAACCCCAACTGACAGCCAATTTACTTATTATGATGCCGCAACGTTAAGTTTAAAGACTCGTGCAATAGCATTAAGTCATTTGCCATCAGGGTTAGTTCTTACCGACCAAACAGTAGGTCAAACAATAGGACTGACGGGTAGCAGACTTACAAAAATTTGGGCAACAGATGGAGAATTTACCAACATGCCAACTGTTGCCGGCGTAAGCTTATCAACTACATTTCAAGCTGCATTAACCAATCCAGTAACAGGCACAGGTACAATTAACGAGTTAGCATATTGGACAAGTGGAAGCGCAATTGGTACATTAGCCGTTGCAACATATCCTTCACTCACTGAACTTTCATATGTCAAAGGAGTAACAAGTGCAATACAGACTCAATTAGACGCAAGATTAAAGTTAGACCAAACAACCCCACAGACAACTGTAGGAAGATTTACATTTCCAGCACTTACTGTAGATACAAATTCTCTCTTTGTGGATTCGGCTAATCATAGGGTCGGCATTGGGACGACGGCGCCCACATACATACTCGAAGTAAATGGTACCAGTGGCTTCACTGGTAATATGGTATTTACGTCAAACAATACTTACGATATCGGAGCAAGTGGTGCAACATGCCCACGAACAGGATATTTTGGAACAAGTATTGGTATAGGTTCAGGAGCTATTGCAACACAAACGATTGCATCATATGCAAATAATATCGTCATTCAGTCAGGTGGCACTAATGCAATCGTAAATGTTCAACCCGCAACAACAAATGCGAGTAGATTTTATATAATGCCAAAAGGGACTCCTACGGGAACTACTGGAAAGTTTGATATATTTAATACTGACTATATTGCGGATGGTGCAAACTATAATGGAACAACATGGTTTGCAGATAATACAACCAATACTGTTAACTTCGGAAATAACAGACTTGGTACAGCGCCTCGATTAAAGTTAATAATTGGAGGTGATTATGTAGGAAGTGCCTTAGATGCAAGTTCAAACAGAATTGAGTTTAACACTAATAATACCCTTAGTTTAAACTCTGCGGGCGGCAGCGTCGGCATCGGAACGACGGCACCTGGTTCTTTATTTAGTGTTGGAACGACTGGTACAGCTTCAGCTAAATTGTCAGAAATATACGCCCCTAGTTTAACAAGTGGAAACTATATATATACTGGAATAGGAAGAAGTACAAGTATTGGAGAATCAGGAGTTATTGGGTATACCTATAATTCAACAACAGCAAATAGTTATTTATGGTTAGGAAATGCTGGAGATTCGGTAGCAATTGGTGGGGTTGGTTTGTATGTTAGACAAGGTGGTAACGTGGGTATCGGAGTAACCGCTCCGACAGCAGTCCTACATCTAAAATCAGGTACAGCAACAGCCTCTACAGCTCCTCTTAAATTTACATCCGGAGCGTTATTAACAACGCCAGAAGTTGGAGCTATTGAATTTTTTACTGATGATTATTACGGAACAATAACTACAAATGCTGTTCGTAGGAAATTCGTTATGTCACAAACAGGGAGAGCTACAGCGCAAACTGCTGCTAATGCTTCCGTTCAAACCTACACTCTTGGTGCGGTAGACGCATCGTTCGAAGTATCTGCAAATGTTCTGGTAACAACTTCTAGTGCTGAAAACTTTACAGTTACAGTTGCATATACAGATGAAGGAAATACTGCAAGAACATTAACCCTGCCATTTTCATCTCTCGCTGGAGCACATTTAGCTATTGTAAACTTTGCAAATGGTGCAGTACCTTATGAGGGTACACCATTACATATTAGATGTAAAGCAAGTTCAACAATAACTATTGCAACAACTGGAACATTTACAGGCTGTACTTATAACGTTGAAACTATATTCAAAAAAGTGGCTTAATTGCCAATAAATTATTATATTTGCAGAATTAATCAATTAAAAAATAAAAATATGAAATCAATTCAGACAAAAGAAGTATTAATTAATTTCAAAGGTGAAGATTTAAAGACAGAAAATAACGCATCTCTGACTATTGGAGAAGCTTTATCAAACATCGTCCTATCAAATAAAGAAGGAGGAAAACTAAAATGCTTTTCCTTGGCTCAAAGATTATTTACAGAACCATTTGTTGAGGTGGACGATGCCGACTTTAAACTGATTGAAGATGCGGTATTGAATACCGAAATCTACGGTGTGATTGTATCCGGTCAATTACTATCGATCTTGGGAGGCATAAAATGAAAGAAGACAACTGGTTTATCAAGCTAATAAAATGGTTTGCCGGATTTTTTCAAGACCAAAAAGGCGAAGCGAGCAGAAAGGCAATAGCATTATATGTATGCCTTTGGTTCTTTTATAAAATGATAGTAGGCAGCATGAACGGTGGAAAAATTGATGAAACCGTACTCCTATACTTGCTATTTATTATTCTTTTTTGCTTAGGGGCTATTACGGCAGAGTTCTTTAATAAACTCCCAACTAGCACTAAATCAACTACTACAACAAAAGAAACAAGCGTAGAAGTTGACAAAAAAGAAAATAATCCTGAAAATAATCAGTAAAAAGTTTTCTAAAAAGAAAATTATCTTTATATTTACGGAATAAAAAAGTTATCAATTATGGATGTTACTCAATGGATTGCCATTATAGGCATTATTGTATTTAATGGCAGTGCATTAATCGCTTTTGCTATCTCTATAAATGTAAGAATCGCAGAGATAAACGAAAGATATATTTCTTTACAAAAAGAGGTAACAGAGCACAAAGAGGATAACAAAGATACCTTCACGGACATAAAAAATATCCTTGCTGAAACAAAAAAGGATAACCGAGAGGATCATTCTAAATTTTTTGAGAAACTAGATACGGTATCTATGCAAGTAATCAATGCTACTAACACTTTCATCACATCTCATAAGCCATGAAAATAATTATCCCTTTAATAAAAACTATTGCAGCTCTTTTCAGTTTGGATTGGGCGGCTGTTGCAGCCTTCATTTCTGTTGAAACTGGAGGACTGGGATTTGATTCCAAAACCGGAAAGATAATTATCCAGTTTGAACCAGCATGGTTCAAAAAGAAAGCCCTCTATGCTCCATCGGGGCTTTGGTCGCTCAATAAGGTCGATGTTCAATCCGAAGAGTGGGATGCTTTCAACAATGCTTTCTCGGAAAATCCGAATGCCGCAATGGAGAGCACGTCAATAGGGTTGGGGCAGATAATGGGCTTCCATTACGCTCGGCTTGGCTATAAAACCGTAGGTGAGATGTGGGATGATGCAAAGAAGGGGCTTGACCGACAAATATGGCAGATATGCAAGTTTATTGCAACGGATGTAAAACTGCAATCCTGTATAAAATCGCTTGATTTTGATGGTGTAGCAACAATCTACAACGGTTCAGGCTATAAGGCTTTAGCGGCTAAGTACGGGCGTGAACCCTACAACGTATCAATGGAGAAAGCCTTTAATAAATACCATGAAGTATGAACTACGAAGAAATTATCATAGAGATACAATTAATGTTTAACTTAGCATTTGTATGAAAAAAACTTATTTGTTGGGCTTATTAGCCCTCGTTCTACTGTTTGGGTGTAAACCTATTCACAATACACAATACGTCGACAGATGGCACGACAGCGTTGTCAGGATAACCGTAAGAGATACTCTTATAAAGTACTTGCCACAAAAACAAAGCGTGATTGCTGTGAAGTATTCATTCCTGACTACCGATTTAGCTTTCTCCTACGCTTCGATTGATTCATTGGGACTGTTGCACCACTCTATAGAGAATAAGGGCTTTATCCCGTCTAAAGTTATTACCAAAGATACCAAGGTGCGCGACATAAAACAGTTGGTAAAAACAACATATAAAACAGAAACGGTTTACAAAACTGTGAATAGAACAAAATGGCTCGGTTGGGTCGATTACATACTCTTAGCTTTAGCTGTAGCTTACGGCATTTTAAAGTGGAGGAAGATAATATAAATTTGGATGTGGTTTTTCATAATTTTAGTTTTAAGGTTGAGACTAGCGGGGCTGTGAAGTTCCGCTATTTTTATGTCTTGATTTTCAGTAGTTTATAATTATTTTCAAATTAAATTGAAAGTTTAACATATAAACTATTGTGGATATAAAACCTTGCCGTATATTTGCAATGTCTTATACAATGTATCACTTATTAAAACAAACAATATGAATCCTATAATGATTCCCGACTTAAAAGCTACTATCGAAGCTCTGCCTGATGGCGAATCGGTAGACCTCTCAAAAGAAACTACAACCGCCAGCGCAGCAAGACAAGCAGTCCAGCGCATCTATCGTGCCGAAGAAGAACTCTACGGCGTTGACCATATCGCTGAAAAAGGCAGACTATTCAAAGTATCAGAGGTAGCCTATCCTGGTGGAACTAGAGTAACAAGAGTTAAATAATTCAATTATGGCAAAGTACCGACTAAACACAAACGTAAGGTTGAAAAATACCTTAGTAATTGTCTACATCGTAGACATCTTTGAAGATGCGAAAGAAACTCGTTACGCAGTTATCACCGAGAAAGGCGTAATACTTGAAAAGTCTGAGTCAGAGATACGACCTCCGTTCAGTGCTATTTTGAGATACATCAATTGGGAGTTTGACAATTGGATTCGGAATAACCCCACAGCAACCTTTTTCTTGTTCGGAGGTATCTGCTACCTACTAGGATTTCTCACTTGGCATATACTTTCGAAAGTATCCTAATCCCACGGAGAGTTAGCATAAAGTAGTTGCTGCTGAAGACGGACATATAGGATGCGATAGCCAAGCATTAACTGTATCGAAGAGGGTTCGACTCCCTTACTCTCCACAAAATCAAAAATCGTTTTTTGACATGAGATGACCAACTTTGGTCGCATAAAACACTATCAGTGAAATGCTGATTAAAAACTAAAATTATCGAAAAACCATCCTTACGGTGGAGGGCGTGAAAAGGACGCAAACCGTGAAAAAGCTCCCTTGACGTAAATGGATAACCGTACAGAGTGATCGTCTGGTTTTGGAGGTTCGAGTCCTTCAGGGAGCACAGATTTATTAATTTTTAAAAACTAAATTATGGCAAAGAAAATGACAAATTACCTCGCTGGAAAAGTAGCGGAGGCTTTAGTTCAATCCACGATAGGAGTTGAGCGGCAGAAAGTGCAAGACCAAATATCTGAGTATGTAACAAGCTTTATTCTTGACCACATACCTTTTGAAGTCATTGTAGGTTGGAAAGCTAATCCAAACTATTTCAATACTTCGAGTACTGCCCGGTTAGAGAATATCGAAAACTCAGCAGACTGTGTTTACTGCCACTGTAAAACCCACCCTGCCACTAGCTCATACAATCCGAGTTACATTGTCGCAGCGGATGTCGTAAAAGAGGCACACCTGCTTACTGCCAAGGAATATGGTCTTTATCAAAAAGAGCAGGAAGCTAAACAGCAAATTAAAAATGCACTGCTTCAACTTAGCACTTTCAAACGTATTAAAGAAAACTTTCCTGAAGCTTTTGCCTTAGCTGAAGAATTGGGCGTTGAAAGTTCAGCAGCTTTGGCTATCCCGATTGACTCAATCCTAGACTTATTAAAATCAAAATAAATTTTTAAAAACAAAACAGAATTATGGAAGTAAAATTAGTTATTACGCCATCCGAAGAAATGGTGGCGTTGGTAGACAAAGTGATTAACGCTTTTAGTGGGCTGAATGCTGCTACGAAAAAAGCAACTGCCGCAGTCGAGGATTTCAAAGAAACTGAATCAATCATCGAGGAGAAGATTGAAGAAGTTAAAGCAGTACAGATGCAACCTGAAAGTGTAAAGAAACGCAGAACAAAAGCAGAAATTGAAGTTGAAAAATTAGCTCAGCAAGAACCCATTGCCGGCATGGAAGACTTCGGAGTTCAAACTGAAGGTCAGCAGGGAAATTCTACTGGAACTGCTACCGAACAAATTGTCGAAGAAGTAGAACTCGGCTTCGTTCCAAGTGTGGTGAAACTTCGCAAAATGACTGTCAATCGTAGTGAGAAAATTGACGATGTTCCTGCTAAACTTATGGAGTTCGGTTACAGTTCTGTGACAGCCCTTGCAAAAGACGAAGATGCCGCTAAACGTTACTATGTTTATCTCATTGGTGTTTCTCCGTTAACTGGTGCTGACGATGAATAAAACCCCCGAAGAACACGCAGTACTATCAGCCTCCGCTTCAAAGCGGTGGTTGATGTGTCCACCTTCGGCAAGGTTGGCAGAGAAGTTCCCTGAGACAACAAGCGAAGCAGCCGAAGAAGGCACTTTAGCTCACAGTTTAGGAGAACTTATGATACGAACAAAAGTAGGTCGGGTAGGCCAATCCGCTTTTGAGGATTGCATGGTTAATTTTCGTAAGCAGAAGTATTACTGCGAGGATATGCGAGAATACTGCGAGGACTACTCAGACTTTGTTGTTAGTGAGTTTGAGAAGGCTAAACTTAAAACCAAAGATGCTGTTTTAGAAGTTGAACAAAGGCTTGACTTCTCCAAATGGGTTAAAGACGGATTTGGTACAGGCGACGTAATCATTATTGCCGATGGGGTTCTTACGATTATCGACTTGAAATACGGCAAAGGGGTAAAGGTAGAATGCGAAAACAATACTCAAATGCAGTTATATGCTTTAGGAGCTTATACCAAATACGGATTTCTGTATGAGTTTGACACCATTAAAGCAGTCATATACCAACCCCGAATGCAGAACATTTCTGATTGGCATTTGCCTGTTGCAAATCTGCTCCTGTGGGCTAAAGAGTTTGCCGCCCCCAGAGCTGAATTAGCTTGGGAAGGCAAAGGTGAATTTGGTTGTGGTGATTGGTGTCGATTCTGCCCTGCTAAGAACGAATGCAAAGCTCTTGCAACGGAAAACCTAAAGGTGTTTGAATCTTGCAACGTAAAAGACCCTGCTTTGTTATCTGATGAAGAAATGGTAGTTATCATTGAAAAGGCTAAAGATATTGCTTCTTGGGCAAAATTAATGACCGAATACGCTCTTGACCAAGCTGTGAATAATGGCAGAGTATGGCCGAACTACAAATTAGTTGAGGGAAAAAGTAACAGAGTTATTTCAGACGATGAAGCAGCAGCTAAAAAGCTTATCGCAAACGGATTTCAGGAAGTCGAAATTTATAAGCCAAAAGAGCTTTATGGCATTACTGAATTGGAGAAAGTAGTCGGTAAGAAAAACTTCGATCCGTTATTGTCCGAGTATATCGTAAAACCTTCGGGTAAACCAACGCTTGTACAAGTAAGCGATAAACGCCCTGCTTTGGATTTAGCTAAAACAGCAGCAGAGACTTTTAAAGATGTAGAAATTGAATAAAGATGCTAACCACTGCGAGAATTAAAAATGTACTGCGGTGTCGGAGATGTAGTTTACTAGGAAAAATCGTATTTATACGGGATAAGGGTTCGAATCCCTTCGCTTCTACAATAGCCGGACGGCTTAATACCACTAAGGTATTTAAAGAATCCAACAATGAATAAAATGGAAGCAAGTGAAAATGTGAACTTGGTAATCGGAAAAGTTCGTTTATCTTATGTGAAACTGTTTGAAGGTGATGGTGAAAAAGTAACCAACGCTAAAGGCAAGGTGCAGTACAAGTATGGTGTTTCTATGCTGATGGACAAAGAAAAGGACAAAGTCGCTATCAAGCAAGTTGAGGAAGCTCAGGCTGCTGTTTTGGCTATGTACAAAACAAAGTTCAGAGGTGCTAAACCTAAAGCGATGCCTTTGCGTGATGGTGATGAAGACCGCCCAAGCGATGAAGCTTATGTCGGTAGCATGTTTATTAATGGTGGCGTTTACAAGTCAGAGGGTCAGTATCCTTCTGTGGTAAAACGTGTTGATAAAGGTGTTTATGAAAACGTAGGTGCTGATGTAGTTTATTCAGGCTGCTATGCTTATGCTGAAATAAGCATTTACATTTACGACAACTCGTTTGGTCGTGGTATCGCATGTTCACTAAACAAAATCTTATTCGCTGGTAACGGTGAAAGATTAGCCGGTTCGGGTATGTCTGCAAGTGCAGCATTTGACGATGTAGAAATCGGAGAAGAAGGCAAAAGCTATTTGTAGTATTTAATTTTGAGGGTATCGTACTTTGCGATGCCCTCTTTAAAACTAAAGTTATGAGCTGGGCAGAAGAAAATGGCATGTGCGATTATGACGGTAGCTGGGAAGATGCTTACGAGTATGACCTCAATCAGATGTATCGAGATTATCTTTTGAAAATCCTCTTCTGGAAAACTAAAGACGGTAAAGAAGTAAGAGTTCAAGGTATGGAGGACTCTCACATTTTGAACATACTAAAACTGAATAGTTTCCCTTCATGGGAGTTTATCTTGAAACACGAACTTTACGAAGTCAGAAGATATTCTGATGACGTTTTTAAAGACGTAGTATTATGAAACCAACACACGGAAAACTCGTACAGACCCTACCTTCGGGTAAAACTATAACACTTGCAGACAATCAGCCTTGGGCGATTTTGCAAGATTTAAAAAAGGAATTTGCTCAACACGGAGTTCCTAAAGAACAAATGAAAATTAAATACTTATAAGATTATGGAATTGGAAAATGCAATTATGATGTGCGTCCATTGCGGAGAACCTGCAATAGCAATATGCGAGCGCTGCGGAGAACCCTACTGCGAAGATTGTAAAGCGGAATATAATCAGTTTACTCAAATAGACTACGACTGCTGCGATAGATGCGCTAAAACTCGTGAAGAATGAAAATCCTATACTTCGACCTAGAAACTACAGGGGTAAAACACTGGAAGCACGGTATCCACCAAATTGCTTGCTTAGTTGAGATTGATGGAAAAGTAGTTGAAGAAATAAATCTCAACGTCTGCCCTCACCCCCAAGCTGCTTACGAACCTGATGCCTTCAAGATGAAAAGCATAACTCCTGACGATTGTAAGACTTATCCCGATATGAAGGCAGTCTATACAAAACTCACTAAAACTCTGCAAAAGTATGTAAACAAGTTCGATAAGAAAGACCGATTTTTCCTTTGCGGATACAACAACGCTGCTTTTGATAATCAGTTCTTACGTGCTTGGTTTGAACAAAACGGAGACCCTTATTTTGGTTCTTACTTTTGGAACAGCCCTCTCGATGTATTTGTACTCTCTTCTGACCTATTGAAAGAAGAACGTGCAAGTATGTCTGAATTTAATCTCACTGCTGTAGCCCGACACTTGGGTATTAAGGTAGATGAGAGACTTACTCACGAAGCTTTATACGATGTGAAGCTTACTCGCCAAATATATAAAACCCTTCAAATATTATGAAAAAGATGTATGGCATTCTTAGAAGACCCCTAAAGCTTATGCTGCTCATAGGTTCTGTATTTCTACTTCCTGTGGAAATACCAATATACAGTCTTGTATTTGTTTTGACCGGCAAATGCTGTATCCCTGTTGGAATGTGGATATTTTGCGAAATGTGAAGTTGTGAAAGTCATAATCGCCGGAAGTAGAAACTTCTACAACTACGAGCTTCTAAAGTCTGAATGTGATAGAATCCTAAAGGGTTTATCAGATATTGAGATTGTAAGTGGAACGGCTAAAGGTGCTGACTTTCTTGGAGAGCGATATGCTTTAGGGCGTGGGTACAAACTGACTAAATTTCCTGCTAAGTGGAAGACCTACGGAAATATGGCAGGGCCTTTTAGAAACCGAGAAATGGCTGAATATGCAGACACGCTTATTTGCTTTTGGGATTTTAAGAGTCGAGGCAGTAAGAATATGATTGAAACTGCTACAAGGCTTTATTTGAAAGTTTATGTCGTGCCGAGTTGGCTTTAAGCGCATAACGACCTAGCCTATATTTAGGCGGGTCTTTAGCTGAATTTAGTAGAAATCACAAAAATTAATTATTAATATAAACTTGTTAGAAATCACTTCTGCCCCGCTTAAAAATAGGCGTGTGTTAGGCGAAGTACTTTCTTTCTTAATTCAAAAAGTTATGAGAATTTCAGGAGCAATTATCCAGCCACGAAATATTAAAGTTTCAACAGAAAATGAGTTTAGAGCTACTTATAAAGGCAAACAAATAAACATTACAACCGATCACGGATTCGGAGGGCCAAAATATGACCATTTAAAACGGTTTATGATTGATGTAATCGACATTGAAACTGGAATGGTTAACGTGAAAACATACGAAGACTTCCACGAAGTCAAAGATGCTGTACGTTGTGCGCTCAAAGGTGCGTGTCTTATTTCTTAGTATTACGCATAACGGACAACTGCTATGATTATAATCCCAATTACGGGCGCATAGCTTTCAGCCGTTAGACAAAATTTCAAGCGAGTAAATAACTTCCAATAACCGAAAAGGCGGGCTTATGAACATAGCAATTGTTATGCCTGCGCTTTCTTTCTTTTTCAAAATAAAATAAACGAGAAATAAATTATAAAACAAATTTAAAAATTATCAAAATGGAAAATGAAAAACTAAAATTAGGAACAGAATCTGCATTCCCTACATCATCAGAAGAAATGTATGATAGACAAGAGAAATACCCGGATATGAAAATGAATGGTATTTCAAAAAGATTTTATGTTGCATGCGCAGCAATGCAAGGTATATTATCTAACCAGAGTGTAAATTATATCTCAAAATCTGATTTAATGGCTGAATGCTATGCTTATGCTGACGAATTTTTAAAACAAGAATAGAATATTATGACACTAGAAAAAGCAAAAGCAATCGAAATTATTGAGAAGTTTCACCAACAAATGTACTCAATACACGATAAAGATGCAAAATTAGTTTGCTATTTACATAAAGCTATTCCGTGCGCTTTAATTTGCGTTGAGCTAATTATAAATAATTTATCGTTTTCTGGGTCATTTGCAGAAACTAAATCATGGAATAATGAAATAGTTTTTTGGAATAAGGTCAAAGAAGAAATTCAAAAAAATGATTAAACTACGCTATTTTCCTGCGTAGGGCATAACGGAGGGTGTATGTGGGGTTTTAGCGTTGATTTTTTGCAGGGTGGATAATCCCACATACACTTGTGTTATGGTTTCGCTGTATCTTAATTAATCAATTAACAATCAATTATATGATAGTCAAAATTAAAGTAAAATCAAAAGACGGTGATATTTTCACTATGCTTTTTGGAGATTCTTACAAAAAATGGAATATACAGTTTAATGAATATTGTTCAAATTTTAAACCAGTAGAAATTTTAGAAGTGAAAACTTCACGTTCAGAATGGAAAGGCTGGGGCGGCTTAAAGTGGTGCAATGAACTTTCTTTCCAATATGAATTAAATAGAGAGGGCTGTCAATCAACAGAGCCTGATAATACAAACCATCGCATTTATTCTGATATGGTTTTCAATTCAAATCCAGTCGCTGAAAATTTAGCTAAAAGCATCGCACGTATTTTTTTACAGTGAACCATAACGGTCGCTACTATGGTGGTTGGAGATTTGCGGTGTACTTCGCTGCAACCAACCGATGAAGTTCGGGCGGGCGATGCTACTTCTAAATGCGATGAAGCCGACAACCGACCATAGTTAGATGTTATCCATCAGGGCTTTCTTTCTTTGATTATCGAATTATAAAATACTAAAATATAACATATTATGACAAAAAAACAATTTCTATCGTTTGGTCTGC